AAAATTTTATCTCAGAATATCTTAGAAATAGCAATAGCAATGGAAATGGAAATGGAAATCGAAGATAAGAAGTGTGACGATACCCAACCTGTTGCAAACTGGAAGTGTATAGTGCTTACGTTAGCGTTATCAGGTGGGTACTGGTTTTTACCTCATAGAAACAAGTGGGTCCTTTTAGGACTCTTATATTTTCCGTACATAGCACTCGCCTATTACGACCACTGGTACGCGTGTAAACGTAACCTCGGACCTACGTACCTCGCCATGTTTTACCATTGGATAAAACCTCAAGATTCGGATCAGATCGTCAAGTATAAGAATTGGTGTCCCGAAATCAAAAATAGAGTTCTTTTCATAGACACTGCCATATTACTCGGTTGTTTAGTCGCTTTACCATCGTTTCTCAGATGGAAACCTTAAACTAATGTAAATCCAATATCCTTGGGTGTTATTTTTTCATCGACATTCCAATTATACAAGTAATAATTATTCGTACCCGTACCTCTCATAAATCTATTCATAACGAGTTCTTCTTCGCTTACACTTATATTTGTACAATTGTAAACGTCGAAACCTCTATTACGCGCCATTATTATCGCATCTTTCAAACAGCTTCCTACGTTATAAAACGTGTACGCCTGTTTTACTACACTCCCAGATTCTACGTGTACGTAAGGTATACTATAAAACGAAAGAAACTGATCGGTAGTATCACTTATATAGGAATACATAACATCTTTACGTGGTAATAACCAGTTTTCGACGTATTTTTCATCGATTTCGAGGTACAATTTAAATTGACGAAGGTGTTTTTGTAACATTCGTGTAACACGTGGAATATCCTTTTTAGTCATTTCCCTAAAACTTGATGATCCCAATACTAAATTTGGTATTTTGCTTGCTTTTGAAAACCCTATAGAATTTAGTTTTTTAACGTTTATAAGTCTGTGCCAATACCTTACTTCCGTTAACGGTGGGGATACGCGTTTAACTATAGTGTATATAGCCTGTCTTATATTATATTCTCGAGCGCGACGCGATATTTCGTTTATGAGTAAAGGTGCAAACCCTTTTGATCGCGAATCGTTATCTACACACAAAAAGTTTATTTGGATCATCTTTAGTGACGTTCCATTTACGTTTACCATGGATGGAACGCCTGTAATGCATCCGTGCATGATTTTGGTTTCTGAATTGCGTATAGATATAACGAATTTTTCATCGATTGCTAATCTTAACAATTCGAGTGGGTAATCGAACGCGTAATGTGAATCCCGTATATAATATTTTTTAAGAAACATACATAATTCTTCTAAATAACACGAATCCCACTCGTAACCATCCGGTAAAATGTTCTTTTCGAGTTTAAGGTTCTCGGATGAATCTATTTCACCCTTAATACAATTGTTTTCTTCTTTTTTTACAGGTTGGTTTTTCCAGTACATTATTTATTAGTATACTTAAAGTTTTAAGTATATACAAGTATATATAAACAATGACATCTCTTGAACAAGATTACACGACCGTACCGGGTCAACTTTATGCCTGTCTTTCAGTAGTAGGACCAGAAGCACCACAAAAGAATGATAAATTTGGGATTAAGATTAGAGGCGCGTTTAATTCACGTGATGAAGCGGCTGCACATGCAAAACGTCTTCAAAAGGAAGATGCAACGTTTGATATTTATGTTGTTGATATGTATAAATGGTTATTGATTCCACCTGATCCGCTTCAAATTGAAGACGTACATTATTCGGATCAAAAACTCGAAGAACTTATGGTGGGGTACAAGGAAAATCAAGCCCAAGCCGCTGCTATGTTTGCACAACGTAAAACGGATATGATGGCTGTTAAGGCACCAGGTACCGATACGTACTTTAAGGGTGGTGATGAAAACTCCAAGTTTTATACAAAACCCGATGAAGCTCCCGTAAGTCACCCGGGTGAAGTTTTGGAACGTCTTCAAAAGGAAAAACCAGATGCGGATATGGAAGATTTGGTTAAGGAAGCTGATGAGATTGTCGCAAAAGAAATGGAAACAGTTCGACTTAAGCGCGAGGCCGATCTTAAGGAACAAATTGAGAAAGAAGAAAAGGAAATGAAGGAAAGTGCTGACAAAGCCGTTGTTGAAAATTCTACGGACGCTCAGGTCAAGGAAAGTGAAGATGGGGGTGAAGAGGAAGTAACGTCCGATGATAAAGAAAACAAACAAGACTAAATTAATTTTGTTACGTAAATGTAAGTATGTTGAGTATTATATTGAACATAATCACCATTCTTATTTTGATATGTGTATTAACTTTATTTTTGAGATTGTATTATAAGCAAAAAAATAAACCTGAAAAAACATCCGGTGATTCTAAAAGTGCTACAAATAACGACGAAGTAACTGCTTCCGAAGTTATGAAAAATACATTTGATGATCCACTAGTTACGAGTCGATCGTATTTTACTGAATCATCATATGGGGAGATTGGTGATTTTATGGGTCAACAAACACCTTCGAGTGTGTATTGGATAGAAGGTAAACCTATCCAGGTCTAAGAATAACTGGTTGCATGGTTTTACCCATGAAAAATCCCAGTAAAAATGCAACAAATATTATAATGTACCCTGTTTTGTCTAAATTTGCAAATATATCAGGTTTTTCTTGGTGTAGTATTGGTTGTTGTGCGTAGATTGGTGGTTGTGGTGGAGCGTAATATTGTTCGTTATTCTCTGGTTCCTGTTCATGTAAGTCGTTATCCTTGTTTAAAAACTCTTCTGGGTTATATTCAATTGGTGTTCCAACTTCGGCTTCCATTTATATAGATTAAATTCTTTTTTTTAAGCTTGATATTACTCACTATCCGAATATTCATCTTCCTCCTCTTCCCCTGAATAATCGGCATCGTCATCATCATCGTCAACGACAAACCCTTTTAAATTTCCATTTTCATCTTCATCTGAATCGTATTCAGAAGAAGATTCTTCATCTGTACATATATCATCTTCGTCGTCCGTTTGAAGAAGATCAACGTCTGTATCGTATTCATCTTCCTTATAGTCATCTTCTACCTCTTCAAATAATTCTAATCTTTCTGGTGCTTTTGATAATCTTCCCGAGCGTGTTCTTCGACTTACAGCAGACATATGTTTTAAATAGTATTAACACATTTCTTTTAAGTATTTTACTCATTAACACGCTGTTTACAAAGATTGTAATATTTTATTGGTCAGTATGTGTTTAGGTGGTGATTTACATTTACATTTTTGAATAAGTAATTTATTTTCTATTTCAAAATTTACATTACTTATACATTTTTCACACGAGTACGATGTAAAAACAATGTGTTTTTTTGTATTTTTCTTTTCTACCTTGTTTACTTTAAGGTTTTTGTTTTTGAAAACGTTTTTGTTTATGAAAACATTCAATAATTCTATAGCCTGTTCAAAATCGATAGGCTCTGTTTTTTTAACGGTATTGTTTGGTTTATACTTTTCTATTTTACCGTCTTTGTATAATATATTCGTAATTTTGGAAGGAAGTTGGTGTCGTTTACCCGTGAAGTCTTTACAAAATCCAAAATGTCTTAATATGTCAGTAGTAGAAAAACACTTTTGTGCTATAGTATCTCCTATTATGTGAAACCACACATGATTGGAATTATGGTTACACTTTTTATTTTCACAGTAGTGTGAACTTGTTGAAACGAGAAAATGTTTATTACTTTCGTATATTTTTGTTATTCTTGCCGTATTTTGACCTTCTAAATATTTTCTTACAAATTCTTCAACGAGACTAATAGCCTCCTGGTCTTTGAACTCGTTTTTTATCTGTGCTGCTGTAAAAGAACCTTCTGGTTTTTTTGAGTATTTACTTTCTATTATTACGGGATCGTCTCTTTCCGTGCGTAGAGTTGCCATGTTCATTATTTTAACATCTGCGACCTGACCGTTTATAGTTTCGAGTAATTGAAATGGTCCGTACCTGTATATAAATATCGGTAAATATTCACTTTGAGTTACTTTACCTGTATGATTGCATTCGGCACACCCTTTCCCGGAACACTCTTCGTGTTTACCCTTTTTGTGAGACCATGGCATACGAAAACCACTTCCCTTAGCCTTTCTTTGTAAACTTCCATAAACCGATTCATCGATTATATCGTTCCAATTTCTCGATCCGTAATACTCGTTCATTATCCTTACGAGATTTTCTCTTATTGCTAAAGCGGATGATTGATTTACGACAAAATCGGGCCAATTTATATGAATCCCTGTTTTAATTAGATGACCTACTTTTTTTGGTTTAGCTACGGAAATGAGTGCTTCTTTACCACCCATTTTTTTAACTCGTTCGCAAATTATCTTGCAATAGTTTTCGAGTTCTGAAAATCCAATCTCATCTTCGTCCTTATAATCGATATCCAAGAAAAAGTTATAATTTTCAGTTTTTTGTTCGACAACGAATATTTTTTCGCCCGAATTATAGGAATCTACATATTTAGTATAAAAATCATTCAATCTATCAAATGGCACTGAAAGGACACCGCCGTCCATAAGCACATGTGATACATTGGTACTGTTCCAGAACCCCTGTTCTTTACACCATGATTTAAACATGGTTACTTACCAAGTAGTGGTTTTATTTTTTTATATTGATTTAATCACTATCGTAGTGATGTCTCCAAATTGATTTTCTGTAAGATATTTCTGGATACTCTTCCTGTTCTGATAAATTCTTTTTTAAAACAAGAAGTTCATAAACTTTGTCATCTTTGTGTAATTCTGCGTACCTATCTGCCTTTTCCTGTGTATAACCATGTCGTTCAACGAGAAGATGTGAAATTTGTGAAAGTATGTAAGCTTTAGACTTCATTATTTAATAGAGAAGGTTTTTCTATTGAGAGAAGTTATGCATGCATAAAATTCTGGGTTATTAAGAACGTTTTTAACTATTCTATCCCATTGCTTTTTTGTATTGAATTCTGTTAACGTTTCAAAATTCATAAAATCATTTTCATCGTAAGTTCGTTTATATGGTTGTTTTTGTATTTTTTTAAGGTTTGTTTTTTGTTTCTCATCGTTGAATTTCTTGATGAGATCGGATTGTTGTTGTGGTGTATAATCTACGAAAAATATAAAGACGTTATATTCTAAATCAACGCCTGGACTTTCTTTAACTACAAATTTGAAATCTGAATACTGACCTTTTTTAAGGGAAATAACTCCTCTCGTTTCCTCTTCTAGTTCTCTTAAAGCACATCGTATTGGATTTACTATTTCTCTACGCCTGCACCCTCCGGTAACGAAAATCCAATCTTTGAATCGTCGGTCTCGGACAGTCAGAAACTTTGGTTTATCACCCGTAAACGTTACAGGTATTGCAATAGCCTTGTATTTTTTCATTGCTCATTAGCAAGTTATAATTGTAGGAGATGATTATTCTGATGAATCTTCCTCAGATTCTTGATTTTCATGATTTTTCTCTTCCACTTGGGTTTGTAACGTGTTTCCTTTTTCAGACTCTGGTTCTTCAAAAGGGGATGGTCTGGGCCTGGATAAAAATGAAACAAGTTTTCCATTAAATCCCTTGACACCTTCCATCTCTTCGTTCGTTTTTTTGAGTTCCCGGTACATATATGCAGTGGCAACAATACAGACAATTACGGCTACTATTGTAATAGTATCTCGATCAAAGGTAAACATTATATAATATTAAAATGTAGTGTGAATTTTTTAAGTATGTATAATCGCACCCATTTGAACTGCATTTTCTTTTGGGCAATCATACCCCATTTGAGCAAATTGAATCTCCTGGTAATGTCCTTCCTTACACTCAGCATTTTGAGCTGGTTCTTGTTGTTTGGAGTCGACGAGATGATTCAAAGTTCCGGATTTGGGATCGTAAGTAATTATAAATATAAAAGCTGCGATAAAAACTATTTGCCAGAACATTTATATTAAGTGGCTATAAAAATTAAATTAGTTCGAGTACATCAAACCACCCATACCATTTTCGACACGGAGGATGTTGTAGTTGACGGCGTAGATAGTATTAGTGAACGCCGTACTATCGGAAACAAGTCTCGCGGAATCGAGTCTACTGAAGTTGAGCGAACCAGTTGGTTGGAGCTTAGCAGTATCGAGACAGAATGGAACCAATAAGATATTCTCAGCGACCGCCGCAGCCTGTGTATGGTAATACACTGGGACCGAGGTGTGGTGTGGAATAACTGGTTTCGAATCCGAAACATCCGTACCGTTAATTTGGAGTTTGACTTTCGCGGCGGCAGACATGGAATTGGTCGCGACCAAATATTTCATTGGGTGATTGAAGCTGAGTTCCTGGATTTTACCGGTGGAAGCGATCGCCTTTTGTGTTTGTGTGATGAGCATGTTTTGTGGTGTATTGGAAAGCGCCGTGCGTTCATCAGTATCGAGGTGGAGAAATTGAGCGAATACTTCGAGGTCTCCGACAATAGAGGCATGATCAGCCCATGTAATTCTCAATTCAACATCGTGGTATTGAAGTGCAATCAATGGGATCGCGGATTGGACATTTTCGCAAAACGAGAATCTGAGTGGGTAGAATTTTTCCGACGAGTATTGAGCTCTCGAGTACGTTTGGTTCATAACCGTTGGTGCGAGAGCAGTAGAGAAATCGTAATCTTGTTCGTCGATGACTTGACCACCGATCAAAAGTTCAACTTTGGAGACGTTTTGGTCCCAATCGGTAACATTACCCGCTCTATTAGCGATGTAGACGTAACCGAGCATGTCACCTTTTCTTTCAATTCGAACAGTTGACATACCAGCTCGAGCTGGGTTGCCCTGGATAGTTTGTCTTTCGACAGTTTGGGCGAAGTTTGTGTGACGTTTGTAGTTGGACCTGAAAAAAGAAACTTCAGGTTGACCTACGAGATGCGCATCTTGCGCACCGATTGCAACGAGTTGGGCAATACCTCCAGACATATTTTATATTATACTAAGGTTTTTTATTTTTAAGCCCATATATAATATAAAAACAGGTGTTGGTCTGATTTATTAATTTTGTGTGAATGCTACTGAGTTCATGTATACATTACCTGCAACATTTGATAATGTCATGAGTCCATGTTCGTCTTTTGTAATGGAGAGGTCTGATGTTTGGACGTACCAATTTACGTTTGTTAGGTTTTTAGATATTTTCCTGTCTGCACCTGATGCAAATACGGGTACAACTATTTGAGCCCCGTCTATAAGATTTGAATATACGAGACTATCTAAATCGCCTGTGAGTGGAACGAGTGGTGCTGTACCATAACTTTTATTTTTAGCATCTATGGTTATTGTGTCTGTAGATGACATTGTTGCGGTTATACCTGGGTTCGTGAGCTGTATATTTTGTGATATTACATTACCTAGCGTGTTTACATTTGAGCCAATTTTAATACTATTTGTTGTAACAAACGCATTATCCGAATTATAACTCGAGTGCGGGCCTGTAAATTGTATTACGTTTGAGGTTACGTTTGCACCTGCACTTGCCATTGCAACATCGTCTAAATTGAACGGTGATGCGGCAACGTGTAAAGCGCCTATTGTAATGCTATCTGCTGCTACATTCCCTGAAACCGTGAGTACATTGGATTCGAATACGTTAACTGTAAGGTTAGCGGCTGCGACCGATGGTCCTATAGAAACATTTGCCTTGTACTCGTGAATATTATCGAGTGTCGAACCACCTTGTCCCCCTGAATCGTAAATCTCACCGGTCGTCGTGTTAAACGATAAAACGTTGTTCGTAGGTGCTGCGTAAGCTGGGTCAAGTTTTATAGCGTTATCGATCTTGAACGATGCTACTGCACCTGCCGATGATTTAATTAAAACATCACCCGCGTAATCGATTTGTTTTGTATCTGCGATATCGATATCACCCGCGGATGTTAAACCCGTGGTCGTGTTATTAAACGCGACTGTTTGTGTTGTTGTTGCACCCCCATCTGTAATAGCCTGTAAAGTGGAAGAAACGTCGTCCCATGCTACTCCGGTATTATCGCTTCTAAGGAATTTTTTACTTGTTGTTGTGTGAGGAGAAAGTTTAGATAACACATCTCCAGACGATGGACCTAATAACAGTTCGTTTTCTGCTACTGAAGTTAAACCCGTACCACCTTTCTGCATTGTAACCTGTGAGCTCAAATTAAGGGGGTTGAGTACAGTAATACCTGTGGTTACACCCGTACCTCCACGTGCAATAGCAACTTGACCGGTATTATTAGAGTCACCTAAATTTAAGTGAGTTATACCCGAACCTTCACCATGAAAACTATCTGCGGTTACTTTACCCGTTGTCGTGACGTTACCGGATAACACGTTACCCCAAACATTTGCCGTGATGTATCCATCACTCGTTGTCATAGTTGGTACAATCGTATCGCTTTCGGATTTACTTGTTGTATAAGCGATGGTATATTCCTTACCTATAGTTTCGCCCAAAAAACCTGCAAATACGTTTGCGGTTGGTCTTGACATGTGTTGCCCCATATCCTTTGCGTCTACGGCGTTGTTGTGTGCGACTGCAAATATTTTATCGGTAATGTAGTGATCGTTTGTGTGTTGTGCCGTAACATTACCTTGGACAGTTAAGTTTCCAGAAATAACTACATTTGAACTAATAGATGTAATGTGATTAGCTGGGTTATAAGTTGTTTTACTATCATCTAATACCCCAGACGTGTTTACGTATGGTAAAGTTAGTAAAGATAGTGATCCGGCCGAAAAAGACGAAGCAGCTATTGTACCAGTTGGTGCATTCAATACAGTTCCTGTACCGTTTAATGCAATCTCCGCATCCGTTACTTCTAGAGCCACACCCGAAGCTTTATTTAATGTAATAACTGCATCGGAAACGTTAGATACACCTGTTTGTGATTCAAGCACTTCGTCTAACGTAAGTGGAACATCGGACCATTCTGGTGCTGTTTTACCCGTGTTTAATCGGAGAAATTGACCTGCAGTTGCCGACGATACACCTAATGTGCTAAGTGTACCTGGTGCAGATGCGTATGTTATATCACCTATTGTATATGTATCACCAATACCTGTACCACCTCTTGCGACAGTGAGAACACCTGTGCTTATATTACCCGTACCTATATCTGTTATACCACTACCGGAACCTGTTATACTTGTTGCAGTAATATTATCTGCCGATATGTTATTGGATCCTTTTATTTCACCAAATATACCTCCTACACCTACACTAACTTTATCTGCTTCTACAACATTAGATCCTAGTATATCACCATACAGACCTATCGAACCACTAACTTTAGTTGCTGATACGACATTAGACCCTTTTATTTCACCATATATACCCGATGTTCCAATAATGTCAGGTCCCGACACTTCATTATTTGCTATTATCGCGTCTGATTGAGTCGACTGTGAAGTAATTTGATTTGTAGCCGTAATATTATACCCGGTAATTTCACTTGCTGTAATTAAATTAGACCCACTTATGTTACCAAATATATAGTCATTGACAACTATATTACTATACGCTTTTAACGATGTTGTTGGGTTAGTAAGATCGAGCGTGTTCGTTGTTATACTCGATTTATCGGTGACAATTTGTAAATTGAGATTTGATAAGAGACCGCCATCACCGTGATAATATTGTGCGTTTATATTCCCGGTCGTTTCTAGAGCATATGTCGTTTGGGTAGGTACATTCATAACGGTTTGACCAACGGCACCTAAAGTAAATAAATCCTGTGGGTTTGTGTTTGCTATGGCAACGTGAGCTGTTGCCTGTATATCTCCAGTATGTATAATACCCGAAACTTGAATTTTATTTGTATGATCTTTATCGATAACGACCGCGTCTCCCGTAGTCGTTAACCTATCTGTTTTTGTATTACCTACAATTCGGAGATCATCATTATCACCCACTGCCCCTTTAATAAAAACCTTATCGGCTACAGATAGAGCATGGGTAGGGAGTGTATTTGCAATACCTACGTTAGATGATGCAACTAAAGATGTCGTTGGGTGATTAAATTCAACTACATTTGCTGTAGTGTTACCTACAGTAGTTGCATTTTGTAAAGTAATACCGCCTAACAAATCTGTAGCTACACCCGAATCTACAAGTTCTGATGTTTGTGCGTGGTACGCGAAAAAGTTTGCGCCTGCTAATTCTGCGACCCGTAAAGGTGTAATATAAAGTGAACCTGGGGTTGACGCATCTATGGGTGCATCTGACGCGTTAAAAACAATTGTGTTTTCGGCCTGGTTATCATTAGCGTGTTTACCAAACCGGATTTTGGTAGACCGCTCGATGGTAGGTATATTTTTAACCATTTAATATAAGTAAGTATTTTTAATTTGCATACGTCAAACCCGCCATACCATTTTCGATTCTGAGAATATTGTAATTTACGGCGTATATTGGGTCATTTATGGGCATATTTTGACTATGTATCTTTGCAGAGTCTAAACGACTAAAATTGAGCGTTCCTGTCGGTTGGAGTGAGCTCGTCGAAAGACAAAAGCAGTATAAAAAGAAATCGGGTGAAGTTACGAATTGTGTGTGGTAATAATTTTGAATTTCCATAAAGTGTGGTTTTCCCCACTTGTAATTACCTATATCGAGACCGTTTATCTCAATTTTTATTTTATTACTCGCGGATGTTAACGCACCTTCTGTTGTTGTATCGGAACACGCTATATATTTCACGGGGTGATTAAAAGTAAGTTCCTGTGTAAGTTCCTGTGAAGGAATACTTTTTTGAACTTGTGTTATGATTAGATCGTGGTTTCTTGATACCAAGTTTCCACGTTCTTCGTTATCGAGATAATAATAATTTGAATAACACTCGACGTTATAATTACCCGCTTGAGGACCCCAGTGAATACGTAATTCAACTTCGTGGTATCGTAAAGCAACTATGGGTATAGCACATTGAGGACCTTCGCAAAAAAAGAAACGCAAAGGGTAAAAGTATGAACGTGCGCTTATACCTGGGTGTGTACCATTCGAGCTTTTAGAAACGTTCGTCGCGAACGTATCTATTGCTATTCTTTCGGTAAACGCGGCGTCTTGTGTATCTATAACCTGACCTCCGATAAGCAATTCGACCCTGTCGATTACATTTTCCCAGTGTTGAATATCAAGTGCTTTTGCATTATTGTCTATAGTAAGGTATGTGTATCCTAATAAGTCACCTGATCTTGGAAATTTGATCGATGACATAGCGTTATTTTTCACAGCTCCCTGTATCGTTTGCTTTTCTGTGGATTGTGAAAAATTAGAATGCCGTTTGAAAGTTGAGCTAAAGAATGAAATTTCCGGTTTTCCCATAATGTGCTTATCTTGAGCACCAATGGCAATGAGTTGAACAACACCAGAAGACATTTATAATAAGAAAAGGTTAAAATTATAAGTACATAACGCCCTGAAAATATTAAAAGGCTAAATTTCTTTTTTTGCAAACGAATCTAAATATTAAACAGGTTTCGGTCGTGTCCGCCGCTGCACCTGTTTCTTTTAACAACTCAATAGTCATTCTATCGAGTTTCTTTATTGGGTTATAATATTGCTGAATAACTGGGTATTCATTTTTAAAAACGAGTCGAGTTGTTCCCTCTGTTACGAGAGAACCAAAAACACCGTTTATCATATTATCATCGGCCGTATCAAGATCTGTTTTTCCTCTTTGAGAAAAGAAAGATCTTAATTCGTCGATTTTGAGATGGATGAGTTTGTGCGCTCCACCTGTACCGTTAATATGAGCAGCTGTTAATTGAGCCTGGACTATATTTTCGAGTGGTGTTGGGAAGAATGTAGTAAATTTTTGTTTTGAAGAATCATCAACGGAATCAACGATAACGGTGTGATATTCATATTCGAAATCGGGTAAAGTTGACTGACTAGTCACTAACGCCATTTATATATACTGGAGATTTTACTTCATCTTATAACTCGATTGTTCCTTGACAAGTTGTTGTCCACCGCAAACACCACCTCGACTATCGGAATAGTACGAGTTTCCAAGGCACGATGGCTTCGATTCGAGATCAAAAAGGGAACCTTCATTCGTCGTTTCGATTTCGACGGTCTGGTAATTACTGGTTCTCATGGCAGCGAGAGCACATAACATCAAGAAGACAATAGCGATTGCCTTGAGAGTATTTTTGTTGGTGGAGTTGAGTTTCATTTTTGTTATGAACAAATATTTTTTATAAAGTGCGTTAAAGAAATTAGAATACTTTCAATATAAAGATTAAATGGACGGTGAGATTATCCTCAATAGAAGTGATACAAATGTGATGAAACTTGATGATAATGAACAGGCTCTTATGAATGAGATTGAAATTGAAATCCCAAGACCTCAGCCTGTGAAAAAACAAATGCCAAAACCCATGAAGACACAATTTACACCACCACAAACACAATCTTTTCAGGAAGATATTGATTCTTTCGCAAATCCAAATAAACAAAATCCACCTTCGGTACCACCACCAGAAGATCCAGTCGATTATGGTGAATACGAAGAAGAGGAACCGGGGTACGAGTACGCGGGAGGTGGCGGAGGAGGTGGTGGAATGCCTTATATGGAAGAGGAAAAACCAACACCAGGCTATAAAACTATAGATGAAGAAAAAGCTGATCTCGTAAACAAACTCGGAAGACTCGAAAAGAAAGGGTTTACGGTAAACAAGAGATTGAATGCATATTCACCAATAGACGAACTTAGAAACGAAGTAAAGAGAATTACGTATAGTATAGACGTTGATAAATCTATAAAGTTTTCGAGACGTATGCTCGTCGCGTGTACGACCGGTCTTGAATTCTTAAACAAAAAGTATAACCCATTTGAAATTCAGCTCGACGGGTGGTCTGAAAATGTTATGGAAAATGTAGACGATTACGATGAAGTTTTTGAAGAATTGTACGTGAAATACAGAACGAAAATGCACGTTGCCCCAGAAGTAAAACTTATTATGATGCTTGGTGGATCGGCCATGATGTTTCACTTAACGAATAGTATGTTTAAATCAGTCATGCCTAACATGAACGATGTGATTAAACAAAACCCAGGACTCGTTCAAAACATGGTATCTGCGGTACAAAACACAGTTCCTAAATCCCAACAGGGTGCGGGCGAACCAACCGTCGATGAAAACGGGAGACGAGAAATGCAAGGTCCGGGGTTTGATATCTCGAGTCTTATGGGAAATATTATGATGCCCCCACAACCACCAATGAATACAACAAGTATAAATAAACCAGATGATACAGAAATTGATATCGAAGACGATATTTCGGATATTGCCGAACCACCAAATTCAGATACGGGTAAAGAAGGCGGCGAAGACGAAGTGCGAGAAGTCAAAGTTTCCACCCAGACCAAATCGAAAAGAGGGGGTGGCAAAAAGAAAAAGACCGTCGAAATTAATTTGTAAACCTACTATAAATGATAGGGTATTGTCCTTTAGATGAAGACCCTATGGAGATACCTTCTCGGCGGCGAGAAGTTGCACCCCCGACCCCAGTCGAACCACAGGCGGCGGTGAGACCTAGACGTTCTAGGTCTTTCCTCGGTGAAGACGATACGGAGTGCAATTTCGTCGTTATGTTTTTCATTGCGGGCGTAATTGCCTTAGCGGTTATGGACGCACTTCCTAATAAAAAGTGATCGACTAAACCATCTACCATCCTGCTTTTTCCAGCATGGTAAATGTGATTTCGTTTTTAATTAGTGTTTATGTACTTTTTGCCTTTTCGGGTACGACGTGTCCGTCATCGTCAGTCCAGTGTGTATCGTACATGTGTTTATCTTTTCTTTCGCCTATAACTAACCAGCTAACGTTTGCTGTAGAAGATGCGTTTTGACACGATATTGTAAGTGTGTTTCCAGATACTGACCCCTTTACTGCGTCCCAATCGGATTCGTTCGTTGTAAAACATTGAACGTCCCTGTTTAGTGCTTCAAATGTACCACTCGTCATGTTAGAAACTGTATCTAAGTTTATAGAAGCACTTCCATTTACTAGATTAACTTTACCTCTATATATGAGATCAGCTTTTGGACCTTCTATGAAAGAGTGACAAAGTGTATGTGTATTGCTCATACTTGGGAGTGGATGATCTATTTTAAAGGAACCACTACCTTTTGATAACATACCATAAACATCAAGATCACCATTAGAACCATAACCCGACAGGTTGCTCGAACCTTGATCAATTTTTACTGAACCTGATATCGTTAGTATATTATCCATGTCGGTAGAACCTCCAATGGCAGCAATATAACCATTACCGCCTTCATCAAAAATAACTTCAGGTGGGCCAGCACTACTGTTATAAACCCACGCGACAACGTTACTACTTCCACTTCCACCACCGGAAACAAAAGATGCGGGTAATTGACCTACTATGCTACTTGTATTAGTAAAATCGATTCGAAGTTGATTACTATTATTAAATCCTAGACCACCATTTGCGTCTAGAGAAACTTCAAGTTCATTACTACTATTAAATCCTAGACCAGCATTTGCTGTGGCTAGAGAAACTTCAAGTTGATTATTATTATTAACTGCTAGACCACCACTATTTGCGTTTAGAGAAACTTTAAGTTCATTATTATTATTAAATGCTAGACCACCACTTGTTGTGTCTAGAGAAACTTTAATTTCCTTTGTTGGTCCCGGTCCCGATGTTGTTGCAACGGATAGACCATCACTTATTAGAGCCCACAAAGGTGCATCACCAGCGGTATCCGTTAAGAGTATTGTCTCGTTGACTGTCGGAGGTGCTAGAGTTGTATGTACTGCACTACCGTAATAGAATAAACCATTAGCATCATGAGCAGTACCATCTACACCCGTCCCACCGCCAGATACTCCTAAAACGCCTTGAACGGCTGAGGCGGCTAAATCGATTCTGAGCGAACCGTTATCGTTTATTATACCACCACCAGTTGTTATGGACGGTAACCAATCATTACCCGTAGTTATTTCTTTCAGTGAACCCGTTAGGCCAATATCTCCAACGACGTGGAGTTTGTGCGCTGGGGAATTCCCGTATGCCAATCCAATACCGACGTTACCCACATACGTACCGTGGTTTGCTATAACCATTCTAGAATCAGTTAAAGTAGCCGTTCCTGCCGAATCATTACTCGTACTGCTATTTAAACAGAAGTGTAAATCGGATGTACTATTACCAGTGTTACCGTGAGCTATTATAGCGGATTTAAACGCACACGTAGTTAAATCGGATGAATTAGAATTTAAAGGTGTTCCTAGAAGTAATCTCGCGCTACTACTTTCGGTATTGTTCGTGAGTAATAAATCTGCATACGTCGTCGACGATCCTTTTATATTTACTAAGTGTGGAAAATCACTAGTCCCAATGGATAATTTATTATTGCTATTATCCGCGTATATCTCATAATTACTAGTTCCGCTAATGGACCAAGGACTAAACTTTTGTGGGACTCCATTAATCATGTAATTACGACCAGTCGATATGTTAATATCACAATCTAAGTTGAATGGATACGTTGCCGATGGTAGTGTCCCAACACCAATTCCCTTCTGAGGATCAATTTTTACTAGAGGGCTAAACGTACCATAGGTACCATAAAAAGTAACACCATCCCAACGCTGAGATGAAGCAGACCCTCTAAGCCTTTCTACAATAATTAAAATTCTATTATATGGATCATCGTTAAGGTAATCTGGTGTTCTAGTGAATATGGTTTGATTACCAACAGCAATTAAAACATCACCAGTACTATGTATAAGATCGTAGTCTATACCATTGTTACTACCGAATACATGTGATAATCGTGGTTGGTAGCCTTCAAGAACGGCATTTATTTTTAATTCGGTGAGGTAAATTCTAGTTGTCGTTGGTAATTGGAGTTCTATCCATTCACCTTTATACCCGGGAATTCTTTCGACTGAACCTAGATACCACCCAGGATTATTAAAAACCATACTATAATTATTGGTCAAACCTCCCCAACTACCAGAACTACTAAACACTTTCCATGCATTTGTTACATCCGATGATGCGGTCACTGTATGTCCAGATGAAGTATTAGACGTTAATGCAAGTGTAGGATACGTTGTCGCTGTACTTATTGCTAGTTCTCCCCATTCTGTAGATGATCGTGTTGCTCCAACTTGATTAAATTTATAATCGTATGCCATTTGATTTACTTGATTACTAGTCACACCTGATAATCCTCTACCGTCACCTAAAAACTTCCCAAGATTACTCTTAATATTTCCATATACGTGTAAACATTCAGTTGGTGACCGGGTATTTATACCTAACATACCTTTACCATTGGCGTTTCTGTGCATGACAGCGCGTATATCTTCTTGTGTTCTATCGTACCCCGCACTTAAATCAAATGCTATTTGACCACCTTTTAACCGTATTCTATCTGGACCGTATGTACCACCACCAGTTGCATCCGCGTTATCATTACCTTTAAATAAAAGTAGTTCGGCCTTTTCATCAGTTTCATAAACGCGGTTTTCTATAACTGTGAGTTCATACGCATTATCTGATTTTGAACCACCGAAGTATATACTTTTATTACTCGTACTCGAATCGTCGTTTGTACCTATAGATACACCCGTTCCTTGAATATACCCTCCTACAGTTACGTTACCTTTAACAACCATAGACTGATTGATATTGTATACCCAAATATTTGACATACCTGTATCAACTTGGCTATTCGAACCAGATACTGTTGTAGTTGCACCTCCTATGTATGTTATATCAGGTACAGTAAACGCATTTGGTCTAAGTCCACCAACAGGAGGCGATCCGTGAGATTTATGGGCTTCGGCTTTCCCTATAGATACCATTTCACCTTCACCATCAACAGATATGGATTCACCTAACTTATGTTGATAATTTGTAGAGTAATTACTATTCACGTTCCAACTTCTTATATCAACCATTTCATTTGGAAAACTTACCCACTGATCTCCATTCCAATCGAATATGATAACGTTACCCTTATTAGTGTAATGTGTGTCTATGTAACCCGTGGCACCAGTAACTATACGCCTACCCGAACCATCAAAACGTGTAGACCATCCAAGCATCATGTTACCTTGGGGTGCAGCTATATGTTTAGCATCTTGTCCCATTTCTTTCCATTCAGCATCTACAGGATCCCAATCGAGTGTATATATTCTCCCTGACATGGCATGTGGCGCCGTATTTGATGTACCGTAACTTCCAGGTCCACCTGCTAATATACGTGTACCCGCTCTGTTTATATCTACAGAATGACCAAGTGCATCCAACCATCTAACTTTTGTAGGGTGTGTATCACTTGTCAAACCTATACCAGTTACACCTATAACAGATGTCATAGAAACATTACTTGTCCAGTTCGTACCACCGGATAAAACGGTAAAATTATCGTAAACGTGTGCGTTACCGGTAAATTCAAATGTCCCCTGCTGTCCCTGTAATTGATCTTTTTGATCCCAAATATTTCTTAATGATGGTTCTCCTACAATTATCTTATCGCCTATATCTGTTACACCTAAGGAGTATCCAAAATAAAAGTTTTTCCATGTGGCCCAATTTGATAAGGGCGTATTCCCATGTTGTTGTAAATCTAAAGTTCCCGAAGGTGAATTTAAGGTTTGTTGTAAAGTATAATTAGCACCATTCCATTTGTATATATAAACTCTACCTTCAGATAGGGGTATATATGCACTATCAGTAACTTCGAATGTTCTATAGAAAGGTGCGCCAACAACTAATATGTTACCGTCGTATTGCGATAAAGCGACGGAGTGTCCAAACCCTCCCTGTTGTGATACTTCAGTACCTCTCTGTGTCCATCCATTACCATTACTATCCTTGGTAAATACGTAAGCATAACCATCAATATGTGATATAGACCCAAAAAATGTTCCCGGTGCGCCTACAGCTACCATATCTGCATTATCCGTTCCGTCGAGAGATCTACCAAAATCTTCACTTGGATCATCGACGAAAAGCGTAAAAGCGGGTACCGCTATATATTCATTGTCACCCGAGGACCAACTGTCAGTTTTTCTTGATTTAAGTACAAGTGCAAAATATGTATACGTGGTACTTATTGTAAGAGTACCTTCAATATGGGGTACCATTGGGTCTGTTCTATTATTAGTAAAATTACCTAAATTCGTCCAGTTTGAATCGTCATTACTTCCTAATATAGTGAATGTTTCGACGGTCAAAAACTCATCCATGATATTATCGAGATTGTCCATTTTCCATTTTTTAGGTTGTATTCCAGTTGATACTTGTAATTTTAACCATTCACCGGATACGCCTCCTAAACTAGTCGTACCAACGTATGTACCAGCAACCCACGTACCACCAGACCAACCACTAGGTTGGTTATGTGGATATGCGATTTGTTCATCGTAGTTGCTGTCATAGTAATGCTCAACTTGCCAGCTAACCCCACCATCCGTACTAAAAGGTCTAAATACTTCGTATGCGGATGCGGAACCACTGTCAAGGGAATGCGTCGCAGTATACGTTAAACCATTAACCGTTTGAGGTGAACCAGTTAAATTACTTGGTGGAAAAATTAAGGCTCCCCTACGGGTTGGGTCACCTCGAATCTGGTATTCCAGTTTCCAATCTTGTGTTGTTTGGTTATAAACGTATACGTTACACGAATTTTTTAGTGGTTCGCCCGTAAACATTCTCTGAATTGTACCCTTTTTACCTCGTGATAATTTGGAGGCGGAAGGTACCCAATATCTTAAATTTTCACCTCCTTGCACTGCTGCTTGATAAATCGCATCGCCCGCGCGTCTAGTGCTTGCATTATGACTGTCACTACTACCAGTATTCAATTCTTGGTTTGCTTCGTCGTTGTACCAGGATAGAGAGGTCATTGTTACTATAGTTTAGTTATATTAATTTTATGCTCACCTGACGTCCCAACTTCCACCTTGAGCTGTAATTGTTGAAACTGTTATAGATCGCGATGCTTCTTTTGTTAAACTCCCCGCCTGAACATTTGTTAAATTGGAACCATCACCTCTGAATGAAGTTGCATTTACTGTACCGTTAACATCTAATAGGTGTGCGGGAGTTTGAGTTCCTATACCAACATTCCCCGTGTTGTAATATATAAGCGTACCTTGTTTTGTCCATTGACCACCGGAATTACTCCATACCGGAATACCATTTGCATCTGCTTCAAGGACTTGTCCGCTTGTACCTGCAGCTGTACTTACTAATTTACCATTTGAATCGATATATACAGCACCTTTATTGATAAAATTAGAATCTACAAACCCATTCGTACCCGCGGTAAATTGAGTCGCTTTAAGTTCACCCGTACTTGGATTAATGGTTAAGTTTGTATTTGTTTTAACATTATCACCATTTAGAAAAGCGACATTTTGATCTGCGTTTGTTGTTGTATCCGATGCGTTTGCTATTGAAGCCGCTGATCCGGACCACGTGGTAGATGTTAAGGTACCTGTTCCTACACCTATTTCGTCGACTAATATTTTTTTGTTTGCGTCTCTCGCGACCAATGTACTCGCTGTATTCGCCGTGTCACCTTGTACGTCAAACGTACCTGCGGCAGAACCGTCCCAAGGACCTCCTGTTAAGTAATCACCCGAAGCTAATCCGTAAGTTGTGGGAGAACCTACCGTGGCTGCACTAGCCCACGTGAGGTGATTACCGGTACCTTGAGATTGTAGAAAGTAACCGGATGTACCGGGTGTGAGTTTAGTTAACGTGACTGAACTATTAACAGTATTAGCCATGAGAATTTGACCTTCGGCATAAGATGTCTGACCCGTCCCACCTTTATCGGATTCAACGGTCCCCGTTCGTATCTCGTTACTTTCAATAGTTACTTTACCTGGACCCGAACGTGCTATTGTGGTATCCGATGCGTTTCCTAGTTCGATAGCTGTAAATTGAGGTGAATCTCCCGTACCTAATCCAAGAGCTGTTGCAGCTGCAGATGCAGTTGCCTGTCCCGTCCCACCTCTCGCTATTGGAACTGTTCCGGTTGTAAGATTACCGGCATCTAGAACAGTAAGACCTGTAGTTACACCCGTACCTCCACGTGCAGTATCAACTGTTCCACTCGTAAGGTTAGTTGCATTTAGTTGTGCTAAACCTGTAGATACACCCGTCCCTCCACGTGAAGTAGCAAGTGTTCCACTCGTAATGTTACCGGCATCTAGAACAGTAAGACCTGTAGTTACACCCGTCCCTCCATCACCTATACCTAATTCACCTGTTATCGACGAATCGTTTAATTTAAGTGCAAGTTTACCATTTTCTATAGCTAAACCACCGTTTGCTTTTGTATCTACGGATAATGAATGTGATATGGTTTCACCGGTTGTTGCGCCTGTACTTGCAATACCATCACCTCCAGTAATTGTGGCAACGTAATCTCCAGACGTTCCCGTTCCTAAAGCGACGTCACCTGTTAAAACGTTTTGACCGTCTACGGCTATGACACCCGCACTCGATCTCGTAATCGTTGTATCCGATGCGTGACCTATATTAACTCCCGTGAACTCCGGAGAATCTCCCGTTCCTAGTCCTAAATTATCCGCAGCTGTAGATGCGGATGTAGCACCCGTTCCACCTCTCGCTAATGGAACTGTTCCAGATGTAATATTACCGGCGTTTAGTTGGGTTAGACCTGTAGTTACACCCGTTCCTCCTCGATTTATATTTAGTGTCCCGGAAGCTATATTTGTTGCGTTTAATCCGGTTAAACTCGAACCACTCCCTATAAAAGAAGGTGCGGTGATATTTCCCGATGCGCTTATAGCACCAGATGCTGATAAAGATGTTCCTGTATTTGTAATAATGATCTCGTTTGTTGTTTGGTTATCTTGATTCGTAACTTGTTGTAGATTTCCGACTGCTCCTCCAGAACCTGATATACCTGTTAAAGCACTTCCGTCACCTCTAAATTTGGCACCAGATATGAGATTTATATCTATGGTAGCTACGTTACTATTTTCGAGGGCTTCCTGGAGTGTGGATGCAGTTCCGCCTCCACCTCCGCCCCTGTACTTTTGTACATTTCGACCTGTTTCACAACAACCGGGCATTCTTACAAATAAGAATGATTATAATTTAGATGTTAATGAAACACTCACCTTTTTTAAACGGTGTTTCATCTTCATTTTTTTGTGAATTTAAAATTGGTATATGAAATCCACCCTGTTTATACACTTTTAAGCGTTTTTTATACATGGCGTGACATATCGACCATTGATCGAATATATCGTAAATGTGTGGATTATTCTTCTTACCTTTTGTTTCGCGCATGATTCGTCCTATAGATTGAACGATATCCGATTTGGGTGTCGCTAAAATAACTGTATCGAGGGTAGGTATATCGAGACCTTCGTGTGCTTGACTAAACGTGGCAAATATGATTCGCTTTTTACTTGATTCTGCTAAGTCGGCTTCTTTCATACCACCCATGTATAAACCCGACGTTTTCTTAAAACTTTGGTGCATGACTTCGCAATGGTGGCGACGATCACTCAAAACGAGAACTTGGCGCGTTGTTTTTACTATATCCTTTATGAGTTGTAGAATAACTATATTTCTTTGTCTATCCTCCGTAAGTTCTGTAATCATGGTCGCAAGTGATAATTTACCGAAACGCGTACACGGCGGTGGATCGTGAAATCTATCACACGTGTATTCTATAGGGAAAACCTCGACTTGTTCTTGATTTTTACGTTCGACTTCAAAAAACGTCGGTCCCATAAACCAGTGTAAAACTTTCGTGAGACCATCTTTTCGTGTAGGTGTAGCCGATAAACCAAAAACGTGTTTAGGACACATTTTGAAAAGAGATTGTGAGAATACTTTAGCACATATATGGTGTGCTTCATCAACAATGAGCGTACCGATAGAATCAAAATCACTGAATGAATACTCTTTGAGTGATAAAGATTGGAGCATTGCAATTACAAAATCACACTCCGTTTCTTTTTTGTCCTGTTGTACTATTCCGATAGAAGCACCCGGACAAAACTGTTGAATACGTTCACGCCATTGATTCGCTAAAAATTCTTTATGAACGACAATCATTGTTCTGTATCCTAATTTACACGCTATAGCCAAAGAGACTGTCGTCTTCCCAAAGCCGCAAGGAAGTGATAAAACACCGTGTCCGGCTTTAAGTGCTGCCGCCAAAGCATCATTTTGATGCGTTTCGTCACGAAGTTTTCCATTAAATTTAGTCGATATTTTAACTGGCTCTGGACGACGATCTTCTCTGGGAGGTCCGAACTTATCTTCTCCGTAAAAGCGGGGTACACACAAACCAGATTTTGCCTTTCTAAATACCTTAAATGGTGGTGGTGGGAATCCAAATTCCGTGTTTATAACGGCACGAACCGTAAGTTCTTTTTTTACTTCATTTGAATCGTCTGTTATATACCCTGACCGTGTAAGACTCATTTAAATAGTATTAGTTTAAAAACTTTATATACTTCAATACCCATGAGTATCCACTATGTTCGTGAGTGTTCCAAACACCATTAAATTGTATTTCTATTAAAACACGGTCACCTCTCTCGAGTGACTGAACTGGTTTATCACCTTCTACGTTACACATGACTCTACGGTACCTAAAAGGTACTTTTAGTTTCAGAACATTTCCTTCAAGTGGGTTATCGAGTTTATTATTATAGAGTATAACATTTGATTTACGTTCGTGTGACTTTTCGACATATTCTCTAAATTTATCGGGTATTGTTACTCTTATGTATTTTTTATCATTATATTCATACATCGGTTCGTATATTTTAGCTTGTACGGGTATTAACATTTATAAGTATAAACGCTCAAAAACTATAAGTATTTTTTTTATATGTAAATACTAAGATGGCACTATGTTTATCAACGAAAATGCCCATAAAAATACCATCCAAACAGAAGTCTAGGACATGGAAGTTTGCTGGTGAATTTTTATTAAGGAAACAATTTCAACAGGATCAGGTAAAGTTCGGTAAGTGGACGAGGGACCAGATTATCGAACTTGGACCTACTTTTGTTAAGATAGGTCAAATAGCCTCGTCGCGAGTTGATTTGTATCCATTGGAGTTTACACAACAACTTGAATCTTTACAGGATAATGTACCTCCCATCGATAAAAACGTTGTTCGATTAATGGTTAGAAAACATTTAAACAGTAACGTATTTTCGTATTTTGATTATGAACCGTTTAAATCAGCAAGTATAGGACAGGTACACAGGGCAAAATTATCGACCGGTGAAGAGGTTGTTGTAAAACTTAAGCGACCGAACATATACAATATAATGAAAAATGATACCGATACCATTAGAGAGATCGTTGAGTTCCTCGAAAAAATGGGTGTAGATACAGGTACAAATACAGGTTACGTTCTCGATGAATCTATCGATTTTTTATTAGCGGAATCGGATTATAAAAAGGAAATAGATAATGCAAAAAATTTCAAAAAAAAGATGAAAAAGATAAAATGGATGAAAGTGCCTAGAATATATACCGATATATCTAGCGAAAACATGATTGTTATGGAATACGTTCCTTCCGAAAAACTTGAAAATATAACCGATTCCCGTGTAAATAAGAAGAAAGTGTGTGAAGCTCTTCTTAATTCGTATGTTATTCAGACAATGGATAAGGGATTTTTTCACGCCGATCCTCACCCGGGTAATTTGGGGTTTTCCGGTGACGGTAAACTTGTTTTTTACGATTTTGGTCTTGTTATTGATATATCCGATGAAATGAAAGAGGGCTTTAAGGAAATGTTTTTACACATAATAAATAAGGATACAAAGGGTATTGTTAATGTACTCATACGTTTGAAAGTCATTTTACCTACAACTAAAGATACGACCGATATTGAACTCTTTTTCAAAACAACACTTAATTATCTTGAAACACTCGATGGTAATAATCTTAAGGATGAAATATTAAGCGATGATACTTTACTCAAATTGGCGCAAGAAAAACCGTTTATTATACCAACATCGTTCGTGTACCTTGCAAAGACATTTTCGACTATTGAAGGTACGTGTGTGAAACTTGATCCAAATTTTACGTATATAGAGTACCTTGAACCTATACTTAGAGATCAGATTTCGGACGTTATAGATATAGGTGGTATGTTTTCAACATCCATGGAAATGCCTAATCGTGTAAAGAATATAAGCACGGCGGTTTTAGGTATGGAACAGTCTCGTGCGTCCATGAAAAGAGCTATAGATAAAACTCGGAGGGAAATGAGATACGTGCAATACAGTGTTTTATCGGCTGTATTTGCAGGTAACTTGTTAGAACAATATAGAGAGGTATCTATATTTTTATCTTTAATAAGTCTTGATTTGGCGTTTAGGGCTTTTCGTAAAAATCGATAGCTGTAGTTTCTGTAGATGGTGTGTTTTTACACTGTTTTTGTTCGGAAAAGAACTCCTTGTGTTTTTCAAATAAGTTTTTGGTACGTTCAATCTCATCTTGGGAAATTTCCTTTAATTTATCTTTTACATTATCAATTTGCTCCTGTCTCTGTTTACGAAGTTTCTTACCGAACTTCTTAAATTTTTTTTGTGTGGAAGCGAATGTTGTGGTTACTGTAGAAAGCGTAAACATTATTATTTATTATTACTTAACATTTTTATTTTTTCTTGGATTAGTATAAGTATGTTAACGGATAGTGATATTCGTAAAAAGATTACACAGGTACGTAAAAACCAGGGTCAAATATACGCACCTCTTAAATATTTCAAGGGACTTTCTTCCCTGAAAGAAGTTGAAATGCGTTATAAAAAAATGTTAAAAAAGGATTACAGACCATTTAAAACCAATAAGAAAATTGTTACGAAAACTTCAAGTTATACAACAAAGTTTCGTAAAAGGTACCCGGGTGTAACGAAACTGAAAGATATATCCAAAGTGACGGGTATACCGTTAAAAACTCTAAAAACAGTGTACGATCGTGGTTTAGCCGCTTGGCGAACAGGACACCGACCGGGTGCGAGTCCACAAGCATGGGCATATGCGCGCGTACACAGTTTTGTTGTTAAGGGAAAAACGTATTATACGGCTGATAAGAATTTACGTTAAAAATGTATAAAGATATAGTTCTATTATATATAATGGAAGTTACTATCGATAGATTTAATAACGGTAAGTACAATTTAAATACCATATCAAATGATCAATATATTGGTAATACGTTAAAACAGGGGTACGAATGGGATGGTTGGATGCGACA